TACCTAATGCGTCTTTACTCAATGCCATCCCTTAGTCTTAAAGTGATGCCATGCTCTACACGCATTGATATAACCTTTATCATCTAACTTATACCTATGCTTTATATATTTAAGTCCATAATCTATTTGACTATATGGGTCTAACCCAATCATTAGTTTGTTCTTTAGTTGTGGTATTCCATATGTCTGGTGAGTACCACCTATGTTACCTACTGCCTCATGCTTCCATGCACTTTCTTTACCATATAACTTAGATAGACAACTATATTGTTTACCGCTTTTAATCTGTTGTGCTGCATAAGTCTTTACGCTTATTTGCACTATCTGTTTATCTGGAACGGAATCAATATTTTTCTCATACGCCTTAATGCTAATTAAGCAAAGGGCTGCCCCAAATGCTACTAGCCACGAACTCGCGAGCAATCCGCTTATGCGGCTCGCGTTCGCGCTTTTAGGCGCGTCGCTTGCTAGAAGCATACCAGCCTTGTCAATTCTCTTACGCATAGATTATCCTATCGTCTCAATATGTGAGATGTGATTTATACCACACACACATAAACTTGATATCATCTAGGTCTAGCCAAGTCTGATCGTATCCTGTTTCACCCATAGCCTTCACTCCACTCATGACCGCACTCATTACACTCATGAAAGTAGTCTTTGTTATACTGAACAGTATTAGTGTTATATCTTAAACACTCAGGGCATTGATCTTTGCGCATACCTTACAGTTCTCTTTATCGTAAGTCCAAGAACCGCAAGCGCACCGGCTAGGCTCGTTCATTTAATAACTCCATAAACTTAGCCATTGGTAGCATGACAACATAGTCCTCAACCTTCTCGCCCTGCCCATTGCAGCGCAATACTATAAACGATAGTTTATCTGATTTGCGCTCTTTTATCTGTTTAATCCATGCTAAAGGTGAGAATTTTGTTACTGCTTTAACCTCTATGTCAAAGGGAGTACCTAAGATGTCACTCCCTTGACGCCCTGCACCTGTTGACTCGGCGAACGGATACCAAGTCTTTAAATACTCTGCTACTACCTTTTGAGTTCTATAACCTCTATGTTTTCTATGCTGGCTCAAGGCTTACTGCCCCAACCACGACCTTTAAAATGTATTGGTACTGCTGACCACAACCGCTTCAAAGTTCCCCCACATATAGTGCAATGAGGCAGTTGTTGGTCAGCAGCGAGTACGAGTTCTGTCTCTAGATCACATGGCTCGCACTTGAAATCGTATCTAGGCATGCTCAGGCTTGTCAACCCTGTTTATTAACTGATTGCATCTAAAGCATGTACCATCTTTAAACACTCTGTCATCTTCGCAGACTTCGCATTTAATAATAGATTGCTCAAGGTGAACACCATTATCATCCATGACAACTTGAATACCCTTACCGTTAATGAAGGCTATGTATCCCATAGTTACTCCTTATCCTCACATTTACAGCGTATCAATCTAGTTTCTTTTTCTTGACAATTTTCTATCACCCAACCTTTTTCATCTACAGCCAATCTATGTATCAAGATTTTTTCAGCCATTTTGTACCTCATCTTGGAAGAACCAATGTCCATTAGCGGTACTGGAAGCCCATTTAGCGTGTTCAGCAACACCTTTCTTGCAGACATAACCATAATACGGTTTTCCCTTTCCCTTCGATATGCCCTGTTTCAAAATATGCCCGTGTTCGCAAGCAGGCGGCTCTTTGGGCGTTGAACTACCAATTGCATCAATAGCATCACCAATAGACCATGCGACAGGTTCAGGTTCTTTCTTTTCCGGTTTAAAACTTTCACGGATAGCATCTTCTACTGCGGCTGATCTAGTTCCTGCTGCACCGTATCGTCTTTCTTCTAACTTCTTTTCATAAGGGTTTGACTCAGTTTGTGCTGCAATGACTTTAGCCATCTCGCTTTGACTTGGTCGCTTTCCTTTAGCCGCGTATCCTGCGTTAGCGAGCGCCCTGCCAATCGCAGAAGTCTCGCAGTTCTCCAATGCAGAAGTCTGATTGACACCGCGATCAGTAATGGTTTCATAAGCAAGCCCAGTAGCAAACGGCTGGCTGTCCACGCATGTTCTATAAATCTTGGCAAGTACGATAAAGCGTTTTTCAGAGTTCTCCAGCAACTCCGTATGAACCATAAAATCAGGATAGTTATCAATAAACCTTCCAAGTCTCACCTCTACTGTCTCATAGTCGTTGATGTTAAATGCCATTTTCGCCCCTCATTTCTCTAACTATTTGGTTGTATATCAATCCATATCCTAGAAGGTCTTTAATGGAGTCTTCGTGATCGCTGGTTTGAGACAATCTTGATACCTTGACGAGCAGCATTGCCATTGCCACTTGTTCAGGCGAAATGTAACTGTCAAAGTAACCTGACCATAATTCGGATATACGACGGTGATTGAGTGTCGCATTTCCATAGATATCACCTCTTTGCGCGAGAGTGAGTTGCAATTCCTCGAGCAGTTCATTAGTCTTTTTCATAGTCAAAAACCGCCCTTGACTTGAAGGATTGTATTCTGCTTTGATGGTCTAAACTGGCTTTCCATCCTTCATTACGCCCAGACCAATAAGCGCGTTCGTAATAGTTTTCTTTCCATACCATAAAGGCTAGAACTATTAACCAAGTAACAATTGTTAAAAGTATTGTTAAAAGACCTGCATCTTTAAGACTCATTTTCTAACCCCTGCCCCATACCAAGAACCTGAGTAATCTGTTGTAAAGCAATACTGGTTCATTGCTTCATCATAAGAAATGCTGTAATCAAAACCTTGTTGTGTTAAGTATTCAGTTGCAAGCAAGGTTGAAGCATAGTTCTCAGTCCAAAAGATAAACTTATGATTCCAGTTTATCGTATCCTCAAAACGGTAGGCTTGTTCTTTCCAATCCGTTTCGCTATTCCACTCCATTTGAGTTTCAGTTAAGCGCTCAAAGTCGTTGGCTGTTAGTTTCATCCAATTACCTTTCCGTTACACCAAGTTCCGTTAACTTGGATAGGATAAGGGTCGCCTATGACAGGCTAAATTACAACAGTTGTTATGGCGTGTTGTATAACGCTTTTGTTATATTAGATTAAGTTCATCAAAGGCATCAATTTGGTCATCAATGCCTTTAGGCTCGTACTCTGTTTGCCTACCCATATACCTTGCCTTCAAATATAAATGAACCATTTTGATTGATAGGCACGGTTATTACCTGCACTTTACGGTCTTTTACATAAGCAACAGCGAAGCCGGTTTGCCAGTTGGCGTAGCCTCTGGTGTATGCCATGCCTGAAGAACTAAGATCGACTAAATTGCCAACCTCAACTCCCCATACAGTACGCCCTAATTGCCCTCTAGAAGCCTCTGTAAAGGCTGAAACCCCTAGTCTATGGGTGTGACCACATACAACGCTCTTTCCAAGCCTTCTAGCCCCATTTAAAGCCGTTTGTGAAGGTACTTGACTAAGAGGGAAAGCGTCTCCATGAACTGCTGTCCAGCCGTGCGCCCAGTCAAGCCCGAAAGGGTGGAATTTGATCTGGAGTTTGTCATATCCCATAAAACGCTCATACTGCATTTCTGGTAAGTTAAGGAAGGAAGGGAGTCTTTTCTTGATTGATCTGTAAAGTCTGATTCCATGGTTACTTCCTAATACATCTGTTACACCTAAATAGGTTAATACTTCTTGAGTCAGTTTTCTATCATCATGGATGTTGCCAACCATCTCATCAATTGTTCCGGCATTAAATCCGCCTAATTGGGGAAGGTCAATCTCATCACCAATTTGAATAGTGCGGTGAGGTTTCCAATTTGCTAGAAACTTACCAACTGACTTAACTGCCTTTTCATCAAAAAATGGAACTTGAAGATCACTTACAAAAGCGATTCTTTTCAATTAGTCCTCGTCATCCTCGTGTGGGTCGTGGTCGGGATTTACAGGGTTAAAGTCCGGCGCAACAGGAATTAGCCACTCAGGAAAAGTATTTCTATCCATCATGCCTAATGCTTGATCTACTGGGAAACCTGCCCTGCGTAGGCTCAAGTAATACTCACGCA